TTTTGTAAAGTTTTTTGTAATTCTTTTACCATTTTATCAGTAATTCTTCTCACCTTAGCTTTATCACGACCAAACCTTTTATATAAAACCGCATGAAACAATTCATGTACTAATGTTTCTATTCCTTTATCACCATCTAAATTTGTTACATCAATAATTATAGCGGTTGACCCATCTCGTGTATCAATTCTAAAAGCCCCAACTGAATTGGTTTTTCCTCTTAAATTTTCATAAGCACTTCTTGTTTCTGCAAAAATAATTTTTGTATCAGGAATTACTTTACCTAATAGATTAGCCGCCCTCTTTAAAGTTCTTAATTTTTTGTTATAGGCATTTGTTATTTCGCTTTTTATTTTATTAAACCTTCTTTTTCCTTGAGGTGTTTTAGTGTTGAATCCTTCTTCCCTGGTTTGTGAACTTGCTTTTCTAGATATACTTTTATTTCTTCCTTCTGTTCCAACATTAACGACGTTTTTATTTTTGTTTTCTGTTTGGTTAAGAAGACCTTCTAATTCTTGTTCTGCTTGTTCTTCTGTTATAGCTTCTACCTCAGCAACAACTTCATCTTCAGGTATTACCTCCTCCTGCGTTGTCGTGTCGACGTCACTGTCGGTGTCGCTGTCACTCGTTCCGGAAGGTCGCTGAACCTCACTGGGTACTCCTTCAGCCACTTCCCCAACAGTTGTGGATTCGTCTTGGCTAGTTTGCGCCACTGCGCTCGGCTTCGTACTGGCATCTTGTTCTTGTTTTAAAATTTCTTGTTTTTTGTTTGCAATGTCTTGCTCGGAAAAGCCTATTAGGTTTTCACCTCTCTCTTCTCTCCCTTGGTTTTCTTTAGTTATAGCATCAATAGCTTCTTGATTACTTATTTCTCTTTCATCTTTTATATCAGCCGATGGAGTTACTTTTTTCTTGCCTGCTTCGTTAGAAATTCTTTTGATTTCTTTATCGATTGCAGCTATTCTAGTGTTAGTATCTTCACTAAAAACCTCATCTTGTGTCTTTAATAAATCTTGAAGTCTAGTTTTTTCTGCTAATAAATTAGTTAATTTAATAGACAATGATGAATTTCTTAGATTTTCAGGTAATTTATTTTTATACTGATGATAATTCTTAACTTCATTTACAATTTTGTCTGCGCCAATCTGATCAATTAATCCTTGCTCAACATACATCTTCATGTATTTTTGAAACAATTCTTGATTAGAACCTAAGCGGTTAAAAAAAGTAACTCGTGAAGTGTTAATACTTCCTGCTCCACCTAGTAGGCCTGCGGATGCAAACGCAGCAATAGAGTTATTCATTACACTGGTCTTAGTAAAAACAGGTTTAAATAATTCTTTACCTACATTTTCGTTTATTTTATTTTTTGCATATTGCTCACTAAGTAATTCTAAGTTTTCTTGAACTGCTTCGAAGGTACCTTCAACAGCTCCTCCTTTTAAAAAATCCAATACTTTACCAGGGATATTGTTAGTAGTTTTGTTTTTAATTAAATACTGAGCTATTTCTTTTGGTGATGTTCTAGCAAATAATTGTTGACCACCTATGTTTGGAGAAATTGTAACTGCAGTTATAGCTCCTACCAAACCTGTTGTTGTAGCAACTTCATTAGCATATTTATGAGATAAATTATCGGGTAATCCCTGCTCTCTACCTTCTTCTAATACTTGATTGTAAGTAGATGAATAAACTACAGCTCCAGTACTTAACATTGCGTTAGTTCTCATGGTAGCTTCTTTAGTTAATTTACCCATCCCTATAGCTGAAGTAAGTTTACCACCCCCCTTTAAAAGCGCTCCTGTACCCTTCATTCCTACAAGTTGAACCGCAAGATTCCCTGTTACATTGGCACCCATTTGATAAGTACCATACGTACTAACTGTTGACTCTGTTGTGTCAGATAGTTTAGCTTTATTTTTTATTGCATTTAAATCAATACCAGCTTGTTCTCCAAAAAAAGCAACATCCACTTCTCTTTCTTCGTCTATTATTTTACCCTCTGGTGTTACAATATATTTTTTTCCATCATGGATTACTGCTTTTCCTTCAGCATATCCAAATGATGTAGGATCTGTCCATAATAAATTATTTAAATTTCTATGTATCCTTAAATCTTCTGACATAGAATCTAAACCTACGAAATCTAACACAGTAGAACCTAAATCTACAGTAGCTCCGTAACCTCCTTCTAATATTTCTCTACCTCCTTCATATCCACCATGTATAATATCTCCAGGGTTATATAACCCCATGTCTCCTGATGTATATTCTTCAGCTAACCTAACCTTTTTTTTGTATAAATGATTATTTAAAAAAGGTAAATTTTGACGATTGTATTCACCAAAATTTAATATTAATTCTTTTCTGTTTTGTTTAAGTTTTTTTAAAGCATCTTTGTTTTTCTCTGGATTTAATTGTAACAAAGCCTCTCTGTCATCTAATGTTTTTATTTTATCTTGAATGTATAATCCTAGAGCTTGTGATTTCTGTACGTCTAAAGCTAAAGCACCTCTGTCTGCATCATCTTCATCATCAAAATCCTGGTTACTATATTTATCTATTAAATCTAAATTACCATCTTGAACCGACTGAATAATCCTATTTCTTTTATCTAGCCCAGCTTCTGTGGTAACTTCTTCGTCAAAGTAATTTGTAAGTTCGTTTAAATTAAATCCACTTAAGCCGCTATACAAGCTCTCAACTATTGCAAGTTTAGCAGGGTCAGCATCAACTTTTTTTGATAATTTATTTGTTTTTGCGCCCGTCATAGTTTGCGCATCTGTAGATTGAGTTGGATCAAAAGATTTATACTTATAAATAGAATCATCAGAAGTATTATCTACATAAACTTCTAATTTTTCTTTAACTTTTTGTTCAAATTTTTCAATAACATCAGGGTTGTTTTCTAGAAATGTATTTAATTCATCTTCACCTGTTATATTATCTAACTCAGGCATTTCAGTAATTATTTCACCTATTATTAAATTTTGATTTATAACATAAGGTTTGTTTTGGTTAAACTCTATACCTTTGTTTGTTTCAGATGGTGCAGATTTTACAATAGACTTTACTTTATCGTCTAATGAAGTTTTTTCTAATAATCTTTCTGTTACTTTTGATTGATTTACTCTACCCTTTCGTTCCTCTTCGGGTTTAATCAAATCTTCTTGCACTTCAGTTAGTCCCATCTCAGGAACAGTAGGGTCTAATCTTTGAATACGAGGTATTGTTTTTTCTCTTTTTTTAAAAAGATTATCTACCTGTTCTGGATCAATATTTAATTTTGAACCCGAAGGTAAGTTCGAGCTTTGATATTCGGAAGGAAATAAGTCTGGAAAATTTTCTTCTTTTTTTTTTAAGCCAAGTAATGCTTCGAAGTTAAGCTGATCTGATTTATAACCTTCTTCTTTAGCCATGTTGTAGGCTAAGTCTGCAGCTTCAGTGTTTGTTTGAAGTAGTGTGTAGAATTCAGACATATCCCCATTGTAACCCTCTTCAACCGCTTGATCATATGATACTCTTAGTGCTTCTTGATTCATTTTAGATACTTAATTATTAAAATTTTGAAAATCTTCCATCATCTCTAGTTGAAAGGGATCCAACTGGAGCTTGTTTAGAATTCATAATTTTTTGTAAGGTTGCAAGATCTACATCTCCTGTTACTGTATTCACTATAGTATAAGTTTTTCCGTCCTCTATAATTACTAAACTTCCTCCTTCATCTTGCTCAAGCTTTAATGATTCAGTCTCTCCTGCCTTATTAGTAAACGAAAGAGAGTTTCCTAATTGTTGTTGATATTGTTTATTTAACTCTTTTATTTGTCTCTCCTTTTCCGATTTACTTAAACTTTCCTTATCTTGTATCGCTCGAATAGCTGTTGTCTGTTGTTTTGCAGCATCTTTGAACTCATCATTAATTATATTTGTTTGCTCAATAGTAGTAGGTCTTTTTAAATCTAACCCATAGGTTTCTGTATCAGAAAGAAAAGGAGTGTTATACATTGAATTGAATGTATCTCTTTGCTCTTCTGAAAGTCCACTTGAATATCCAGATTCAATATCTGAAAATTGTTGAGTGGTTAATTCACCACCATTAAATATAGGAAATAATTCCGCGGTTATTTGGCTTTTAGTTTTTACATTACCCTTTGGATCTCTAAACTGAACTGGAACAGGTTTTGCAGATGTATTGGTATATATTTGCATACCTATGTTTCTACCTCCATCATCTCTCAGATGTTGAATTCTAGTTATGCCACTAAATTGATTTTGTAATTGTGTAGCTGCTGACTCAACTGTATTAGAATCTGGTGACTGTAAATCTGCAACTAACGCATAAACATCTCCTCCGCCTTTTATTGCATCCCTCTGTTTTTGGTTATATAATCTTTCAGATGGAGTAACAGTTCCACCTGCTGTTTCTTTATAATCTAATTGAACACTAATGGCCTTACGCATAATTTCTTTAGCTCTATCGGAATGTTTATTTAAAGATTCAGAATCAGGTTGTAACATACCGTTTCCGTCATGATTTACAAGAATTGTATTTTCATTTACTTCTTCAGGATTTTGAGTTAATTCAAATCCATTTTGAGTTAGTATACTTAAAAAATCTCTTCCTGTGCCTTGATTGATAACCCCGTCAATAAAAGTGTCTCTTGCCTTAACAAAATCAGGTTGCGACGCTATATCTTGTATAGTCATACTTGGATAAGCTTTTTGGTATTGACCTAAAGTAGCAGCAAATCCTTTAGCTCCTTCTGTTATATTATAATTTTTAGGTAAATCTTTTTGTCTAGCATTCATGTTAGTGAATCCTACCAAAGTACCATCTTCAGTTTGTGAGTATAGTCTACCATCTGTATTAATTACTAGCCTACTATTTTGAATGTCAGTCGCTTTTTGCATTCCATCAAAACTAAGTAATGCTAGCTTAGAACTATCTCCTGCATTTACAGCTTCTATTGCTGCAGCATAATCTGTGTTAAAAGTGTCCGCTGCTGTTTGAAATGAATTCCAGTCATCTTGAAGTAGCTGTTGACTTCTAGTGTAAGAATTAGGATCTAGCTTTCCTTGCTTAAGCAATTTGTTTTGCATTAGCATATAATCTTTGACTTGTGTAGATCCATCTAACACATATCCATTAAAGGTATTGTTGCCTCCTGCTTGATAGTCTCTTAAATCAGTTAGTAGTTCGTCGGTTTTTGTTTGTATTTCACCACGTTGTTTTTGTCTTTCTTCGTCTACTGTTTGTATTTCCTTAACAATATCACCTGTTATTTTTGACCAATCAACTGGTACAAAACCTTCTCCAGAATCAAACATTCCTGAGAATCTATTACTGCTTTGATTATTACTTTTTGCCATATTATGTTAATTCGCCTGGTATTTCTGTAACTACTTCTCCAAGTGATGTTATATACTCTCCCATTAATTTATTTTCAGGATCATTTAATAAGTCAGTTAGTTCTTCTGTTGATTCTGAACGTGTATTTATATAATCTACAAACCCCTCTCTGTCAACGTCTCCAGGTGCAGTTTCTATTTGTGCGTCTATAGCTCTGTTAAATCTTCTTTTTTCTCCTCCAAATAAATCAGAACCCTCTAACAAAGATGAGCCTAATGCTCCTACTGACTTACCTGCCGAAGCTACTGCTAATGCTTGGGTGTTTGCTCCTGCTGCCGCTCTTTTTTGTGCAGCTGACCCAGCTGCTGTTAACATTTGAAGTTCTAAATCTTGTTGTTGTTGTTCAGCTTGAATGATAGCTTTATCACGAGCAAGTAATTCTTTTTCTAATATTCCTCTATTTTTTTCTTCTTGTGTTAATATTTGCTCTCCTACTACAGGAACTGCTCCTAAAACACTTCTTTGGCCTGATCCTCTTACAGCATCTAATAATTGCTTTCGATTTCTTAAAGAATCTTTCTGAATTTGTTCCATTGCAATAGTTGGTATACCTAATTCTAAATCAGGTATTCTACTAATATTATCTCTTGCTTGTGCGATTGCTATTGCCGCTTCTTCATTAGCTCTATCTATAGCTCTTTTAGACGCTGTTGCTTGAGATAAAGATCCAGCTAATCCAAAAACCGCGCCGACCGCACCTAATGCTGCTGATAATCCGTCTGCCATAATAATAAATTTAAAATATTAATAACAAAGATACAAATTTTAAGGGTAACTTTTAAACATACTGCTTTTAACAGCAAACAGTTCTGTTGCTATAGTGTCTGAATTAGTAAGTGTAAATTCTAAATAATGACCTCTTACGCCATGCGATTCAGCTACACTGTTTTTAATATAACATATAAATGAGGTTGCAGTTGGTATTGCACCACCCACAATAGTGGTATCAATAGTTACTGTATTTGATGTATGAGACATAACAGTCCCTCCTAAACTAGGCGTATTTCCAAAATAAACTACATCTCCATCAGATATAATTGATCCCACATCTACGTTAAAAGTCAACACGACTAGGGCTGGATTAGTGGAGTTTACTGACACAACATCTCCTATTCCGTTGGCTGACCTTAAATTAAAATTAACAGTATTTTGATCTGCTCTTAAAAACGAAAACCAATCTGTTTCTTTTTGAACAAAATAAGAAGAAAGTAAACTACCTCCTGGATTATGCATATCAGAATTATATGTTGCTGACCATGCACTATCAGATTCTAAATAAATTGTTTTAAATAATTTTACCTCTAACGGCTTGGTGTTAAATATAGTAGATATAGTAGAGTTATAACTTACACCATAATAATTATTTCTTACTGTATTTGTATTATGTCTATATAATTTACCACCTTTAAATGAATAAAAATAATTATTCATACCAATCATTTTTTCAGGAATGAATGAATAGAATGATGGCCATCCTTTTGAAGTTTCGCTATATGTTAATGTTATTGCTGCCATATTTTTATTTTATATTGGTGATCCACAGCCACCGCCGCTACCTCCAAAGAATAATCCTGTTATTAGACCACTAGCATTTATTTCAGCTATTCTGTATGTTGTACCCGATGGTGTGGATTCACCGCTTACTGCGCTATATGCTACATACATAGTGCCAGAGCCCGCGCCTGATGGAAGCTCACTAAACACATCACCAATTGTTACACTTGCAAAATTATGATTATTTGTTGTCTGTGCTTGTTGTGACATTACATAACTAGTTCCACTACAAAAATCAGATTTAGTTGATCGAGCACCAGTTATATATATATAATTACAAGTGACACATGCTGCTGTTACCGCTAATATTCCACTTGATTGTTCTCTTACGTTTCCAAAAGTATCTTTATAAAATCCATCTGTAGCTAAAGTTGTAAGATTAGCGTCGGTATAAACAGACGTGGCTGTAGTAAAGCTAGACGTATTTAAATAATATGGAGCTGATGTACCTAAGCAACAAGCATTATTCGCTGTTGTTCCATATTCTAATGTAATAGAAGCCACACCTGCATAATTGTATATTAAGTATAAATACGTTTGATTACTTGGATTACTGTATGTAAAGTTTGCTTCATAATATCCTGTTGATGGATTAGTCACAGTAGTTATATTTCCTCCTGATACTGTAGCCGCCGCCACCAATGCATTTATATCTGCTTGAGAAGATGTGTATAGTGTATTCGATACTAAAAATGAAAACTTATCTGCTGCTGACGGAATGCTTCCTGAATATCCTGCAGATGGACTAAAGACTAAAGTATCAAAATTTATTTTATTTGAAGCCATGTATACAGTAGCGTTATTAGCTGGAAACAATCCTTCAGATTCAACCCCTGTTATGCTAGTATACCTAGCTAATCTATTAGTATCAAATGGAGTAAAGCTAAAAGATGTTTGTGCGCTTTCTACTGGACTAGTGGTTGTACCATCACTCCAATAAAACTCATCATGTATAAACAACCCATCATCTGACACTGACCCTAGAGATACATTTACTATAGTTAAATTATTTACCGTAGGACAATTAACTTTAAACTTAGCTGTGTAAGAACCGGTTGGTGTTATTGTAATTTTTAAATTAGTAGGATTGGCTGTATTTTTATTGAAATTAAAAGTGCCTGTTCCAGTAGCCGCTGGAATATTGCCTGATACTGAACTCCATACATAATCGATAGCTACAGTTCCTGTAATTGCGTAACTCACAACTACATTTCCTTGTGCTTCTCCTAAATTTACGTTATATATAATTGGATCATTATAATTGTAAGGGCCAAATATAGCGCCACACTCTACAGGTATTTCTGTATTAGATTCATATGCATTAGGGAGTCCTATTGTGTTTGAACTTAAAACGTATTCATTCATATATGGATCAAAGGCTCCTATTTTTTGAGTATCTGGATACGTAATAAAATTATCTCTAAAATAACTTCTCATTCCTAATTCAGAAATAAGTGTTAATTTATCACTGACTCCGCCTGTACCTTTTAATTGAATTACAGCACCTCTATTAGTGTCCGTAAAATACCTACTATCTCCGTATGCAGAAAAACTTTCTGGATTATTGCTTATACCATACTCTTCTATTCTAGCTATTTGAGTTCCTAATACTGCAGTTGAAGTTGCAACTACGCCAGAGCCTTCAGCTGCTTGCAATGCTTGTTTACTTAAAAGTACGTTTGATATTTTATTTTCTTGCAATACTAATAAGTTCGTTTCAAAAGAATGTAATATATTTATATCACCAAAAGATTTTTCTAAATCTTTAAAATTAGCATCGCTTAAATTAAATTCATTAAATCTATTTATGTTGGTATCTGCATTGTATAATCCACTATAAGTTACACCTGCATATCTGTTTGCTTCTTTGTAATTCTCTTCAGATACAGAAGTTGTTCTTTGTCCTAAATTAAAACTAGATCCATCTAGATCGTCTAGGTATTTATAACTTTCAACTCCATTGCCAAAAGAAAAACAATCAAAAAATCCTAACTTTACTAATCCAACTTGCGAACCAGTTTGGTTTTGGTCTCCTGTTTTACTTCCAGATTGATGAAAGCCTCCTGTAATTTCAAACACCTCTTCGTTTTCATAGTATATGTCTAAGTCAGCGTTCAAGGGCTCTGTTTCTAATATCAGTGAAGCCGTACCAATGTTAATGGTTATTTGTCCTTCTATTCTAGTTCTTTGACCACTATCTCCTCCGTTTCCACTTACAAGTCCCAGAGTAAGTTTTGCTCCATTATCTGTGGGTACTACCGCCCCTGAAGCAGGTGGATTTGTACCGTTTACCGTATAAAATCTATATTTATTTTCACCATTAGGTTGAAAAGTAACACCATCAAATGCAGTATCTAAATTACCAATAGTGTTAGTATATACATTAGTTGGTTGTGTTCCAGTTCCTGACGCCACACCTTCTGTAAAATCAATACCTTCACCATTAACAAATTCAAACATTGAGTTGTAATCTTGAGAAGAGACCACAGTTCTATTGTACACGTATGTTTTTTGTTCTGAACTCCCCACTAAAAATCCGCCGTCACTTGCATTTCTGTTAAATTTTAATGCAAAGTTCACTAATGATCCTTCAGGAATATCTATGTTTTCAACCTGTGCATTACCAGAAGCATCTATAGATTCCTTAAAACAAGGAATTCCTGCTTTTGCCGCCGGCCCTCCTCTTTTAGCACTTCTACCACCTATTTGGCCACTTTCAAAAAACCCATTTACATCATCAGTTATTGTAAAGCCTTGAGGTTTAAGGTTCATGTATAATCCCGCAGGTTCTGAAATAAATGGAGCGTTGCTTCCAATACCTTGTGAAGCTTCGGGGGTTAAGAAATTATTTCCTTTTGATTCAATAGCTAAAACCTTAGTTTTTACTATTGTATTCAAAGGCCCACTTACGTCAGCCTTAACAATTAAAGTATCTCCTTTTTTTGATTTTACTTGATTATCTCCTTCAAGTCTAATCCATACTGAATTAGTAGAATCATCATCAAATGAAATCACTGAATAAATAGTTTCGTAAGTATCTTCCGCTCTTTTAATAACAAATTTATATTTGCTTGCCCAAGACGGAGGTATCATCGTAGAAGGTATAGTTACCTTTAAATTGTTAGCAGTGATAGAACTTACAGGAGGTATGTATATAGTATTATTCCTAGAGGTTAATGCTGTTGTGCTTCTTAAATACTCATCCATATACACAATACCCACATCATAGTTTCTATTGCTGTGTAAACTTTTTCTATTCCCATTAGATGAATAGTCTGACTGAGCTATTATAAATTGATAGTATCCAAACATATCTGGATTTGGAGCTACAGCGGGGTCATCAAATTCTGCTGCGACTAATTGAAAACTTACCGAAGAGCTGCCAGGAGTAGTGGTGATTTTTATTGGTTCATCTCTATTGTCTATTCCTGAAAATGTATGTAAATTAGGGGATTGATCAGTAATAGCGCAATTTAATATATCCGTAAACGTAGTACCTGTGCATGGACTTGTTGTAGTAAATGGCACGGTAGGTGTGCCGACTATAGTTGCTGGGGTGCCTATTTGTTCGGTCGCAAAAGTTCCACTAAACAAATCATATATACTATTATAATCTTGATTTAGAGTTATGGTAAAAGTTATGGATGTTGTAGCTTGATCTGGAGTTCCAGGAGGCGATCCTCCGCCTGGGGCATCAAAATCAACTGATTTAAAAGAAAACTCAAAACCTATTTGAGTATCCTGTTTTAACGAAGCTGCATTGTCAATGTTAGAATAATCAAAAGTAGCTACCGAGTTACTAATTGTTTTACTTATATCTATTGTGTATGCACCACTTGATAATACACTGCTAAATTCCTGTAAGTTTATTAACTCGCTTTGTTGAGAAATTGTATAATTTAATTGATTGTTTACATTGTAACCATCTATATAGTTACCATACATCAATCTATTAGCCATTACAGTTTGAGACTTGGCTGTTCTTGGTACGTTGTCAAATAATCTAGTTAATTGGTTATCGCTTAAAGAAGTATATATTTGATTGTGTCTAAATACTTCAGTTCTATTAATGTTGTTAGACCACCCTAGTATTCCTTTCTTAAATTGTTCTACTACATAAACACCTGGTTGATTAGCATATTTAAATAATAAATCGATTTCCTTTACTAATTTGCTACCTGTATTAAATGTGACTTCAGCTGTGTTAAAAGCATTTTCCATACCGCTGTTAGATAAATCACTAGTGTTTAAATCAAAAAAGCTTGGCACAAATGCGATGTCGCTAAATTGAGATATAGCAGAATATTCATCATCTAAATACCTGTATCTATAAGCAAAACTTACAATGTTTTGTTGTAAAAAATTTTCTTCTTGACCGGATTGTAATAAATTAATTGTAGGCGCTGACATTGGTGGCGCTTTTATAACATTTAATTCTGCTGCAGTAATTTGATCCACATCTAAAGCTGTTGGGGGAAGATAAGATCTGTCTACATTAATACATCTTGGAGGATTAATATTGTCTGTAAAAAACAGTAAATTATCTATTATGTTTACAGCATTAATTAAGTAAGTAGGATTGAAGTTTAATACACTTGTAGATATTACGTGATATATTAAATTATTATTAATAACATTAAATGAAACAATCATATCAACTTTAGTTGGTTGTGTTCCAGTTCCTAAATCTTGAACAAACCAATATATAGTGTTATTAGCGCTATCTTCAAGTGATCCTAGACATCTTGTGGTAGCAGGATCTAAAAGAACGCCGTCATAACTTAATTCAGCTATTAATAAATTTCCTTTTGAATTTTCTACAGAACCTATTTCTGTATCTTCAGTAGAGCCTAACCTTACGTTCAACGCATCTACATACTCACCAGGTGGAAGTAATCTTTCATCGACCGATTTATTCATTCGGCCTTTAATAAAATTAGTTTGTATTAATGTCATTTAATCCACTTTGATTGACCTCTAAGATTCATTAAAAGCCTACCTGGATGTATGTCGCTTAGGCGAATTTTTGCATTTCTTAGAAGAGCTGATTTATCTTTTCTCACTCTATTAACTATATACTCTTGTACTCCTAGCTTTGAATTTAATATAGCGTATTTGATGTATGCATATATATAATCTTCAAATAATTTGTTAACGCTCACTGATCCATCGTTTCCATTTTCCATACCATCAGAAACATATTCTAGTACACATAATTGATTAGCCATTCCAGAACTAAAATTAATAACTCCTGCTTTTTTGTCTATTCTATATGTAGGATTTACGTTAGCCGTTTCTGTGTTTAACCCAAACCTTGCGCCAATTTGGTAATCAAAATACCAACATCCATCTACATTATATCCTTCTCTGCCGTTATATTGACCTTGACCTAGGTAGATTGATTTTTTTGTACCAGCTATTCTTTCTCTATCTACGGTAGAAAATTCTGCCTGCAAAATATTTCCATTTACATCAAATAATATATCACAATTATTATCCTGCAGATAACTTGTAGCTGAATTAATTTGTATATTCTCACTTAATGGATAAAGCATTCCGTCTTTAAACATTGATATTCTTACGTAGTTTACAAAATCTGGTGGTAAAACAAAGCGTAATTGATCACTAACATCTAATTCTAAAACTTTAATTTCTTTAAAAGCATCATAGTTTAATTCCTGTATAGCTCGTTTTGCGTAAAACAAAACCTGATATCTAGTTACATTATTTATTAGTTGAAGATTGTCATTGTATATAAGCATAAAATTATTTACAACATCTTCCAATGAAACATATTGATAGCTACCCCAGTTTTGATTTGTAGGAGCGGTTCCTGAATTTTCATAATATTGATAACCTGTTAAGTATGCCATAATCTTATTGTTCTGTTAATCTGTCTTCTGCTTCTAATGATTGTCCAAATTTAGTTACGTCTGCTTCTCTGATTGAGACGCCAGCATATTGTAATATTTTATTTACAAGACCATTCATATCTGAAATAGGTAATTCAAAATCCTGATAATCAGAAGCAGATGCATTAAACACCGGTTCGCCTTCAGATAAAACTGTAAATGTCCACTTAGGCGCTAAGGGATACCTGACATATTGCGCGTGTATATCCGCTGCTCCAGTGATAGTCGTAGGGTAAACGGTAACTGTATTCCCTAGTGCCGTTCCAGTTGCGCTATCTAATACATATGCTGGGAACATAGTAGTAGGAGCAGCAATATTAGAATTGGTTAAATAAAATATTTTGTTTTGTGTAACTCTTTCTACTTCTTTTATGTGAGTATTAGAGTAAATAATATATTTTTTTCCAGCAGTGTTAAATATATTTTCAGTTATACCAACTTTGAATGTAGCCACTGCTGTCACAATAGCTTGTGTGCTGTCTGTGATGTTAACCACTAGGTTTCCAACTTGAACTGTGCTTAAAAAATTTTGACTTAGATCTGTAAGTACAAATGTAGACGCAGGTGTATCCGAACTTCCTGAAGTCAATACGTTAGAATAATAGAATAATTTATCTACTAAGTAATAATCACTAGGTAGCTTGTAAGTATTTGCGTTGGCTTGAGTTAAAAATGTGTTTACAGAAAAACTATCTATAACTTCAATTATACCCTTGGTAATATTTGCATATCCTGTCCCGGATTTACGCATTACTTCTGCGTTTAACTGATTGTTGTATAGATAGAAATAATCCTCGAATATATCAAGTTGCGCTTGCTCTGCAAATAAATTAAAATCACTAGGAGAAATGTATCCGTAGTTGTTTTTATTTATTACAGCCATGACTGCATTTCGTACTTCGTTTATCATCGTATCATTTGTTTATACAAAGATACATAAAAAAAAGACGATTTGATTTATTCGAGGATATACTCCTTTATTTATCTAGCATTTTCTTTAATAGCTTGTATGATTCAATACCTTCGTCTGTTTGAAAATAAGAAGCTACAATAAAAGATGGTTCTTCACCATGAGGAACCGTAAGCATTTTAGTTTTATTTTTCTTTAAATTAAAATACACATCTCTATTTTTGTTTCTCATTTGCAACAATGTAGCGCTAAACATTTTAACTACTTCATCTTGTAACCCAACCATTGGGTCGTTAATTAAATCTAAAAATTCTTGCGGGTCTCTTCTAGCAAATACCATTATATCTCTTTTAAGCTCCGCTGTCGTCATTTTATCTGCTATAACACCTAATACTACTCTAGAAATACTTTCGAGCTTAGCAAGCGTTAAATCACGCGCAGCTACTTGAGCTTCTAATTCAAAGTTCATGATTTCCATATCTGCAGCAGCATCTTGTTCATTATCTACTTCATAAAAAACATTACCATTACCTGGATGCAGTTTTAAAAATTGCTGTAAAATTTGATTTTGTCTTGAAACTCTTAGCATTCCTTCTTCAAAAATAATAGGTTCTAATATAGCGTTACCGTCTTGCTCATCTTCAAAAATAGATTTTTGATTTCTAGCATAGCGTAATGATCTATTAACTCCTGTTTCTTCATCGAAGTGAAGTAAGGCTTTTCTTTTTGTGTGTTTAGATGCCAGCATATAGGAAAGTGGTGCTGCATCTCTTCTTAATCTGTATACCTTATCATGGTATACTTGTTTACTTTTTTTCATTTGATTTAATTTAAAATTTATAAAAAATATCTAGGGGGTGAATTTCACCCCCCCGATATTATTGAACTACTTATTATGCATCTTGGAATAAGAAGAAGTTGTTTGCACCTAAAGTACAAAGCGCTCTTTCTGACAAGAAGTTAACTTGCATTACATCAGTTCCTGAAGTAGCAGCGCCACCAGCAGATCCTGTAATCCATGTTTTGTATCTTCTATCTTCAGTTTCAGAAGCTCTATATCTTACGTGTAAGAATGGTCTCTTAGCGTTCTTACCTAAGATTTGATCATATACTGAAGTTGAACCAGCTGGTACAAGTACCCCGTTGATTTTCCCTCCAACAATATCACCTCTCATAGTAGGATCGTTAAGGTATTTCCAATCTGTTTTGTAGAAATCATAACCTCTTCGGAATCCAGAGAAACCTAAATTTAAAGCCATCTCTTCATCATTATCAAATAATCCATAAGAACTACCACCTGCACCATAAGAATTTTGTGCAGCTAACATATCATCGATATCAAAAGAAAATTCTCTGTTTAAGAATAATACGTTTTCTTCGATAGCTCCTTGCTTATCTAATCTTTGAATGACAGCATCAAAGTCTGCTAAAGCAGCAGGTACTCCACCACCCCAAACATTTCCTCTTTGACCTAACACATAAAACAATCCTTCAGATCCTTTATTACCTGCTCCTGATGCTACTCCAGCTGCAATAGCTGCTACACCAGATCCTGCTTCAGCTGGAACTGCTTCCACCATAGCTGTTTCTAGGTAATCTTCAAATCTTAATCTTGTTTCATGTTCTGATTTTAAATACCATAAGTATCCTGTTGCTCCGTTTTCTGTAGTAACTTCAATCCATCCAATTTGAGCCATATCAGAACCAGATACTTCGTAAAGATCTTTGATAATGATTGGGCTGTTTTGGAAAATGACATCGTCAGCTTCTAAAGAATTTTCCATAGCAACTGAACCTTTTTGAAATTCAGAACCATATATAAATAATGAACACTGTACAGCTGCAGCCATTGTCTGACCACCTGCTTCATAATACGCAACATCAATTGTTCCTGCTGCATAGTTAACTGCAGTAACGATACCTTTGTTACTATTAGTCGAACCAACTGAACTGTCTGATAACATAAATGTTTGTCCTACTCTAATAGCAATTCCTCCTGTACCTGGTACAAGGGCGTCATTAATAGTTAATGTAGCAACATCTTGAGCTGCTGCTGCAGCTGAAGTTACATTCGCGTATTTAGTGTGTAATCTTCCTTGTTCCGCCCATTTGATAAGGTCAGAATTAGAAGGCATTTCAGCGCCTACCATTCTTAAGAATGACGCTACTGTTCTATTACCATATCTTTCAAACTCCTTTTCATAAGTATCTGGAAGATACTGATTCAAGAAATTGAAATTAGTAATATAGTTTGATTGTACGGCTACTCTCTCAGCACTTGGTTGTAACGCAAATGATGGAGCGCCGGCTACTGCTCCTGGCATAATTTTTAATTTTTAAATGTTATTAATTATTTTTTTTTATACTTCTAATCTTTAAACCTCGACCTGAATCTTGATTTAGAGATCTTACTTTGAAGCCAGATTTTGATGTGACTTGTGGAGCTGATCTTACATCCATATTTATGTTTTTTGTTTTTTTGGATATATTATCAACAGCATCAGCCTTGCCTTGTTCGTAAAAGAACTTAGCATACTTGTCTGGATTCATGGCCATAGATAAAGCTCTATGATACTGCGAAGTGTTTTTTACCAAACCTCTATCATCAACATATTGTTGGATAAAATTATCGATAGACGATTGACTCTTTTTAACATCTTCAACAGCAGAAGGTAAATAAGAAATCTTTTTATCATTAATAACAAACTCAAAACCTTTGAAATCTTTATTAAATACTTTATTAGTTTCTTCTTTAAACCAATTTAGCTTATTAGCTGTTTCCTTTTCGTAAACAGCATTTTGCTCTATGTACTCTCTATAAGCTTTTATTTCCTTATCATCACTCTCAGAAACAACTCCTCTTGACTCAAGTGGAAGCTTGTATTTTTCTTTTTGTTCTTTAAAGTACTTTTTAGCTTTAGATAGTTCTCTTTTTTTTGCTAGTTGTTTTTTCTTTTTTTCTTTGTCATCATCTAAATCCTCATCATAACCAAACTTATCATCCATTAAATATTGTATATCTTCTGAATCTAAACCTTCTTCGGTTACAGAATAATAACTAGCAATTAAAGAATCAGGATTCATAGAATCATAATCTTGTTGTAATTTTACAAAATCATCAATCCCTCTTCCTGTTTCTTTTTTGTATTCAAAGTAAGCTTTAACGTCTTCAGGTAATTCCTCTGACGTATTACGCTTAACAATGAAATCATCCAGTGAAGATACCTCTTCACCGTATTTGTTTTCAATATATGAAAGAACGTCACTATCTGACATTTCTGGAGCAGAAACTTCTTGAGTTTCAACTTCAGGTTCTTCAACTTTTTCTTCTACTACTGATTCCTTTTCAGGAGGAGCCTTTTGAAGATTAATACGCTCTACACCATCCTGTGGTGCAGAATTGTCTAATGCCTCTTGCTGAGCTTCATGCTTATCAAGTAGTTCTTTTTCAATTTCTTGTGTTGACTTAGATTCTAATTCACCTAGGTCTTTTACTTTAATTTCCATTTGATTTAATTTTTTACAAAGTTAAACAATAATTCTAAATATATTTAAGACCTTTTATATGAGTATAAAGATCTTTTCCTAATTTTTCTCCTACCGTTTTATCGGACTCATAATGAACTCTTGCTAAAAGTCTACTATTAGATATATTATCTGATGCTTTTTTAAATTCTGTTTTTAAATTAGGATACATATCTGTTAAAGCAAGCGACACTAATTTTGATTGCGCGGAGTGACCTGAAGGAAATGCAGGAGTTTGTGCGCTTTTCATTTTTAAATAATCTAAGTTAATGTTAAATTTTTCTGCATTCACATTAGGCCGTGGTCTTTTGTGATACTTTTTAATCTTTAATATTATTGGCTCAGATTCTTTCAATAATTTTTCTACTACTTTATATGGAAAAGGTTCAATTCTATATGCAAAAATATTCTGAAATACATTTATTATGTTATCAAATTTATTAGCCTGAATTGTATTTAAAGGTTTTAGTTTTAGATTTTTTATTTCATTTAATGTCTTTAGTGAATTATCACTAGGATAAGAAATTGATTTATATTTGTCAATGCTAAATCCTGAAAACATTATCTAGGGTCAAATTCAGCTAAATCAAAACCATCTAAAGTATCTTCATTAGATTCAAAACTTATAGGTGGTAAATTATTTTTTCTTTGTTCGATTAATTTTGATTGCTCAGTATTAGCTTGACTTATTCTTTTGTTTTTAGCTTTCTCTCTGCTTTTTTCTCTTTGATCTACAGCTTCTTCTTCTCTACCTTTTAACTGCATATTATAATCAAATTCAACTTGCATCAATTCACGTTTTAACATAGCTTCATTTTTAAGTCTTTCAATATCAAAAGCTACTTCTGCTTGTTTTGCTTGCATTTTTACTTGAGCTTCCATTTGAATTTTTTTCATTTCTTGTTCAGCTTGCATTTGTTGAACTTGCATTTTTGTTTGCGCATCCATTTGTTTTTGTGTCATTGCAAATTGCTGATCTTTTTCTTGTTTCTTTTGTCTTTTTACTTTAAGTAATTGATTTGCAAGTTTAATGTTTTTTAATTCTCTTATATCAATAGCATCTTCTAAATTTATATCGTTTTTAGATAAAGCCATTTGGATATTTTGTTCTAGCTGAGCTTTTTCTTCTTCATCCGGAGCAACTTCTATAAATATACCAAAGTCATATATGTATAAATCTTTTATCTCTTCTAGTATACCTACATTGTATTTGCCGATTTGCATTTTAAATTCCTCTTTGAATTCTGCATACTGTAATATATCTGCAATCCTAACAGATAAAGCTTCTGCTAAAGTTTGAGTTATATATAAACTAGCATGTAGAATATGACGAGTTGCTGTATTAGAATTTAAAGCCGCTAATTTTTGCACACCTACCAAAGCATATGGGTCTGGTTTTGAACCATCTCTAGCTTCATTTAAACCTGTCACACCTCTTAGCATATCCATGTAATGATTATAAGTTCCTATTAAACTATTAATCTTGCCTTGACCACTACTAGCTGTTAGCTGTTGGATAGGTACTCTAGCGTTATTAAATTCACCATCTTGCGTATAGCTTCTACCAATAACAGAACCGGTTTGGAAATATAACCTTAATGCATCTTGAGGGTTATAAGCATTACCTGTCCCTAAGTCTACTTCATTTAATCCATCCGCATCTATAAAGACCCCGTCTGGTACAGTTCGTGCGATTACTTGTTGAAGTTTTAAATGTGTCATTTGAATTAAGTCAGCAAATGTAATCATACGTCTTACTAAAGATTCTATTGCGCCTTTATACATTCTTGGAGCGCAAGCCACATAATTAGGCATTGCATATTGAGAGGCTGACTGAGGCCTTACCATGTTCTCCATTTTATTCCATTGAAGCATTATATTTGTTCCCATAACCATAACACCTTCATACCATACATCTATTTTCTTCTCTACTTTCTCAAAATTCCCCTCATCCATCATTTCTTCTGGGGGATTAAATTGATCGTCTTTTTCTATAACTCTTGCCCCACCTCCATCTAGTTTCTTTTTCTTATATACTATTGAGTTAGTTGTTTTATAGTTAAAATATAATAAAGTTGCAGTATCTCTGTTAAAAATACTATTTTCATAAAATTGAGCTACATTATAATAATCATACCACGCTTGACTATATTGAGAAATTTCATCTAAATCATCATTAGTTAATGTTGGATCAATTTTAGGAAGCTCTGTCATTGGGACAGTTTTTATTTCACCCCAATAGAAACAATCTTTAAAATACGGATCTTCCGTATAACTATATACTACATTAGCTGGATCCACATAATTCACCTTTACTCCTTCACCAGCCAAAAAATACTGCTTTGTCATTCCAACACCTAGCACCGTTAAATCATAATCAACTCTTTTTCTAACTTGAGAATAATGATTTTCTTCAAACAAAGTATTTATAGCTTCTTCTTCTGCAATCTCAATACCTGGTTTGTAGTTTAATTGCATGTACAATGCAAGCTCTTCATCATTGTTTGGAAGTTCTTCTGGATCAGTTGCAAAAGGATTTACACCAAATCCTTTTTGTATTTGACTTAGTATAGGTTTAGCCACCATATCCGCTTCAATCATATCTTGAAATGAAGAACGATTTTCAGCAGACAGAGCATCTTGAGAATATGCTTGAACTTTAAACAATCTGTCTGACATTCCATTAACTACAATGTCAACAAACTTAGGTATAATAGGAACAGGTGTCCAATCTAAATTTAAATAACTTAAATCGCCATCTATTGCTAATTCATTTTTATATTTTTGAACTGACTGCTCACCTCTAGCGTACAGTCTTAATCTGTGATAATCTCTCCATTGAGAGTAAAACCTACAAGTGCTACTGTCTTTTCGAAACCATTCATATTGAATTGCTTGTCCAATTTGCAATCCATATTCTACCGTATCTTTTTCACTATCAGAAACAAATAAGCTCGGAAACCCAACTGGGTTTATATCAATTTTTACATCTACCATTAAGTACGTATTTTGCTATATATTCCCTTATTATTATACATTGCAAAGTTAATCTTTATTTTTGACTCTTTTTTTTGCGGTGTGTATAAGTGTTTTTGATTAGCCATTATAGCCAGTCCGGTACTTATACTTGCATCAAACTTAGTTCTGTTGTTAATATTAAATCTAGCCCAGTCTTCTAAAGTACGATTAAAATACATACTACCCATATCCAATTTATCTCTAAACGAACCTTCCATATCCATACCTACATACTTTTCTATATAGCTTTCAATAGCACTAGCATGAGCCTGTTTTACTTCTTCAGAAGAATTAGGTATTCCTCCTATTTCTTTTTCTGATTTTGATAATTTATTATAAATTTTATCAGGCCTATTCATACAATATTTTCTATACCCTCTGTTTTTAAAATGATATAATAATCTAGGTTTATTATTTTCTATTAATATTGGCATTCCATAAAACACACAAGCCATAAGAACGTCTTCAAAAAACAACTCTGCTGTTTGAGGTCTAGCAACATACTCTAAAAAAAACTCATTACTAGGAGCGTTATCCATATTAAATTTAGTTAGACCATGCAATGCTCCATTAGATCCGCCACCACCTACTGTTCCAGATATATCATATGAGTCACAACCAAAGCTACCTAAATGTTCGTTACCCGGCAAATACATTCCGTTGTTATTTAACCTGCAATTTTGCAAGTTTTTTTCTGGTATCCAAGAAACTAAAAACCTGCCTCTTGAATCTGGAGACCATACTACTTTAGAGTCTTTGATTCCATCTTTCCAACTAAATCTACCTTGCGTTAAAAAATGTTCTTTAATTAAAGAGTCATTGTAATCTATTTGCTGATAAATTTTTGTTAAATTAAATAATGACTGTTTACTTTCATCTCTAAATGCATGTGAATCAGTTCTTGGAAATTGCCTGTAAAATTCATTTAAAACATCTGGATCTTTTTTTAATGATTCTACTTCGTTTTCCCAATAATTAATAGCACCATGATAAATAAACTCTCCATCAGAACCTATAATATTTTTGTCTGGAGTCTTAAACACAGGCATTCCGTACCTATCTATGTATCCTTCAAAATTCCATTCCATAGGTATAAAAAGATTATATAGTCCACTTTTTGTTTGACCGTTTTGATTTCTGTTTTTTACATCAGAATCATAAAATAGTTTTTTAAAATTAGAACCTCCCTTGTCTAATGCGTTAGATGTAGAGCCCATCATGCACTTTCCAATAATTTTACTACCCAACCTTAAACAAGTCTTGGTTACATTCCAATTATTTATAATGTTATCTGGCTTTAACCATTTACCTGATTCATCATGAATTAATAGTTTTAATTTTTCCCCATCATAACTGTTGTCTGCAGTGTTCTTCCAATCTATAGTTGTATCCAATCCTTCTAACTCTTCTTCATTTGCCTGAAACATATTTTTTTTAGTAATCTTAGAAGCTGGAACTCTGTAGGCTAATTCAGTTTTTGGCCTATCCATACCGTCCTGTATCGGTTTAAAAAAGAAAGGATAGTTGTTAGAAATAGGAACTACCTTATCTGTAAACATTTTTTTAGCATCAGATCCTGTTTTAGAAAGTACACCTACTCTTGCATCTTTACTTATAGTAGCTGTATTAACCGCTTCACAAGAACCCATAAACGAAAAACCTGAACGTCTTATTTTCAAGTAACACATACCAAAACTTCTTTTATCAGCCTTACATGCTTCCCAAAAAATATAAAATATTCTGTTAGCCTCTCGAAAATCTGGTTTACCAATATCTATTTTTGTCCATTGCAAATACATATAATGAGTCCCTGTTATGTATGTAGAATTTCCGTTATTATAAAACCAAAAGCCTTCGTCTCTTCTATCAAACTCAGTTTCAATATAATCTACCCATTGATTTTTAAATTCAGTATTCATTTCGTGCCATTGAAATATTGAATTAATTTTTGATAGCATTTTAGGATACTCAAATACTGACCAATATTGATCTGAAGTTTTTTTAGATTTTTTAAAAATTTGATTTGGAGTTTTTGGCAAACCAATTAACAAACCATTTATATTATATATATCACCTACCGTACCGTCTTTACTAATAACAACCAAATCATGTTTAGGATTATAACCATAAGACCAGGATCTATGCTGATTCATCTTTAGCATAGATTGTTTAGATACATGATTTTTTACTACAGTATATAATTTATTTTGATCGTCTTTCTGCAAATCCTTGTATTGATTTTTCTTCTACTTTTTCAACTCCGTTTAATAAATCTTTTTCTAATTCAATTCTTGTTAATATTTCAAATGCATCAAATATAGCAAGCTTTTTAGTAGCAGCTGCATTCTTTAATCTATCCGCAGCTAACTCATCATCTTTATCATATTTAATAATATCTTCTTTAGCTACTTTTATTAATTGTGATACAGCTAATCTGCCTGCGCTAATTATTTCAATCTTCAAATCTTTTGTTGTTTTCATAATACCATAGTTATATTATTCCAAAACATTCTGTATAGTTTTTCTCCATTTATATAAAAAGGATATTCACACTCAGGCTCAAATACTACTTCATCATTTTCATTTACACCTAAGTCAGTTAGTTTTTGATTAGAATATTTAACTATACCTACAAGAGGTTCTTCCTCTACAGGTTTCATAATTATTGATTCTCTTACAGGCACGGGTTTTATAAAACAATACTTAGAATGAGTTTGCCATTTACCTTTATTATAATACATATAAAACTGATCGTAATCAATAAAAAATAAATCTTCTTTAAAAAAACTTCTTCCGCTTTTTTCTCGACCTTTCATGTCATAATATATTTTAAAAACATTATGATGAACTAACAATATATCTCCTGTGTTTATTTCTCCCTTATAATTTAATGGACAACTAACTACTTCAGCAAATCTATTGGAGGCCGTGTGATCTTCTTGAGAAACACTTGTAAAAAAATCTATACTTCCTATTTTTTTTACATTATCATATCTTCTACCCTTTAAAGGTTTTACTATAAAGTAATAAGGAGATTTCATTAAAAATTTATATTATATTCTATAGATATAGGCATGTTAGAATTAAATTCTTTCCATAATAATACTTCATTATTTTGTTCAATCCAAATTTTTATTGAACTATTTAAAGAATCATGTTTAATTAAATGTATAGTGTAACTACCACCTAACACAGGCTGCCCTATTAAGTAATGCATAGCGTTCGATTTATAATCAGAACCTATTGAAATCTTCCTAATATCCATTTTGATTAGAAGCTTGAACCGACTGTTAGCACTCTATAGTATACATTTACATACAATACTCCTGTACCCTGTGTAGGATTACTTCCACCAGCAGTTAAAGTAAGCCCAGTATTTTGAGCTATAACTTCATTTGACTGAGGTACTTCTGGTTTAAAAACTACATCTGTAGCCGAATTAACATTGCCATTTGATACTGAAGCAATAGATTCAGTCCCTATTGTTACTGGCAAATTAGGTGCAAAATCATAAGGGGTAGCTCCCGCATCCAGGTAGCACATTATGCTTATTATATCAAGAACTTTTCCTGCTCCTGGTGCTGCAACCAAGGTTGCTGGCGTAGTAGCTAATGTTAATAAGGTTGCGCTACTTACAGAAACATTTGCTATTACAGGAGAATCCGCAGCTAAACCTAAAAAACTTTGAACTTGTGAAAGAGTCACAGTTTTAGTTGCTAATGAATTATTTGCATCTGTTATAATTAAGTAATCGCTTCCATCTAGATTACTAATTGTAGGGTATGCGGTTATATTACTTATTTTCGCCATCTTCTGGTTTGTCTTTTATTTCACCAGTTTGTAAATTAATGACTACGTTGTCTCCGTATTCTTTAATCAACTCGCCTTCAAAAGTTTTAAACTCAGCTCTTAAAGTTTCGATAGCAGCTACTACCTGGAATTTTCTTACCTCTAGCTCAGCTACTTGTTGATGCATGGCGGTGAATTGTTGGTTTAATTCTTGAAGTTTACTTAAATGTTCTTCACTTACTTTTTTTACTTGTTCACTCATTATATTATATTTTATTGTTATTTTTTCAAATTTACTTAAATTATTTTACTTTATGCGTTTTCTAACGCTGAAACTTTTGCAGACAATTCTTGTATAGCTTTTACTAATACAGGAATTAATCTTCCGTAAGAAGCTTGTAGTTTTTCAGGGTCTGATGAATTTACTAATCTTAAAAAATCATTATCTAACCCCTGTAGTTCTTGTGCTATAAATCCAACGTCTTTAATTCCACTCGTTGAAGGTTTTACTGTTTTAAATGTTTCAATAACTTCAGTAACATCTTTTTCGCCATCTTTACCTGGTGTAATTTTTTCTTCTGTTTCAATTACAACTTCATCTCTTAAATCCCAAACAAATTTTCTAGGCTTCAAGCTCATTACAAGATCTAATCCATGGTTTAAATCTACTATATCAGATTTATCTCTTTCATCAGACAAGGCTGTAATAGTTTGAACCTGACATTTTAAAGCCGTAACACTTGAATTACCTAAAACAATTTCATTAGAAGTATTTGCAGATGTAAACTGCGCTCCATTTCCTATTGCAGTGTTGTTGTTCCCTGTTGACGCTGCGTTATTAGAAGGTCCTGAATTATATCCAATAAATGTATTGTATTCTCCTGAAACATGTTCATATCCTGCTTTAACTCCGTAAAATGAATTGTAGTTTGTAACGACAGAGTTGCTTATATCGTATCCAGAAAAGTAACCTATAGCTACATTTTCTGTTCCGTTGACTTTACCACCCATTGCTCTATAACCAATACTTACATTATTTTGGCAACTGCTTGCGGAAGGATTTGAACCCTTTAGTTGTTCTCTTCCTATATAAACACCGCCATTTATATTTCCATTGCTAAAATTTGCTCCTTCAAAACACTCACCACCAATTACTACCACATCATTTAATTGACTTGGCAAATTACTCCCACTCGTTTGCCCGAACATATCTCCACCAATCAGTACACTTAGTGAGACTTGCTTTCCTGCTAGGTTACTAAAACCCCCATCTCCGGATTCTGTCATACCAAGAAGTACAGAGTCGTTGAAAGCTGTGCCACTGGTAGTGAACCAATCTTTAGCAAAATTAACTCCAATAGCTAAGGTACCCACAAATTTAGTAGGAGTACTTCCAGTAAAATCTACTGCAGCATCACTAACCGCAGAATCCCATACTATAAAATTTTTCAAGAAACCTGGATTCATCCCCTGTACTGAGGCCAATGATCCTATTGGAAAACCTGTTTTCCACCACCCTGACCAGCTATGAAAACCAAAGTTCGTTAATTTTGGATGAATAAATTCATTAGTATATGCACGATTAATAACTGTACTAACACCTCCTGGAGAAAAAGATGGAGTTATTCCACCTCCAATTGTATCTGCGTCTATCCATCTAGGTATTTGTCCTGGTATAGGAGTATACGTAGGATCTATGCTAACTCCACCAATAGTATCTTTGATGTCTTGCATCGTAAATGATTGTCTGTTTGCATTTGCAAAAGCAGAACCCCTTTCAATTGTACTTACCGTAGATGATAGGGTGTGAAATTGTTGTAATAGTGGTATTAATGCCATAGTATATTATTTGTCTTGTTTGTTGTCTAATTCAGCTTTTAAATCTTGTATAGCTTTTACTAATACTGGGATTAATCTTCCATAACTAGCCTCTAGTTTTTCAGGGTTTTTGTCAAAAACTAATTGCATAAATTCATCATCTACAGTTTGTAGTTCTTGCGCTATAAAACCTATATCCTTAGTGCCTTTTCTTGTACTGCTAATCTCTTCATATATAGTTTCACTGTCTTTAATTATCTCACCTTCTTGATCGATTTCAGCAGGTATAATATCTTTTATTCTTTGCTCTGACCTATTATTCCAAATAAATTTACGCGGCTTTAAATTCATTACGGTATCTAACCCTTTATCTAAATCCGCTATATCTTTTTTATCTCTTTCATCTGATAAACTAGTTATGGTTGTAACATTACACCTTAAAGTTGCAATACTTGTATCACCAAGTGTAATTTCATTTGTAGCATTAGAAGCACTAGGAGTAGAATTAGCACCTAAACATGTAATGTTTTGCACTGCATTTCCACCGGCCCCAGCTCCGCGACCTATAATTGTATTCGAGTCCACTGGTGTAGTGTTTTGATTTGAGCTAAAGGTTGGGCCTGCTGACCACCCTATAGATACATTATTTTTTCCTCTAAGCCAACTAGTATACCCACCGATATATATATTATCTTTATTAGCATCGGGATCCTGAACGGTGTCTGAAGCATTTCCTAGTTCAGATAGACTTTGTGGCCCTATTGCTATGCAATTAGTGGCGTTTATAGTATTTGACATAGCTAAGTTACCTATTCCATATATTGGATTTACTCCGGTTGAGGGATTCCATTTTTCTACTGCAGAATTTCCAATTGCAAAAGAATTATATCTGTGCACAGATCCATTCATTGAGTTGTTTGACTTATACCCAATAGAAAGATGTCTTCCAAAATTACCACTCGCTGAGTCTACTGTAGAGTTAAATACTTCTAAAGCTTTAAATCCTAAAACCACACTTATCCCTCCCTGAAAACCTAATCCTCCAGCGCCAGACCATGTTGCTTTTGTACCTAAGTTTATTACTGTTCCTGTAGCTTCAGTTCCTCCTCCTGCCGAGGCATCACTTAATTCATTGATACTCGTAGCCGCCCCAATAGTATCTTTGATGTCTTGCATCGTAAATGATTGTCTGCGTTCATTTGCAAAAGCCGATCCTCTCTCTGTAGTATCTACTGTAGATGATAGGGTGTGAAATTGTTGTCCTGTAGGTATTGTTGCCATAGTATATTATTTGTCTTTTTTCTTTATTTTACAAAGATACTAATATTTTCCTTGTTTATTTTTAGGGGAAGACTTTGTGCTTCCACCTTTACCTGCCCATAATTTTTTGCATGCCCAGTATCTAGCAGTTAGTTTTGATTTTGCTGTACCACACTTATGTCTAGCTCTAAAACTTTTTCTTGCTGCTGCTGAATAGTTATGACCATAACCTTTAGCTCCAAAGTGAATTAGTTTCTCTCTGCCACCCTCACAAGCTTTAACCATTTTCTTTTTACCTGGCCTTGTTGAGGGTCTTACTTTATTGCAAGACATGTTTTTTTTAATAGCCATAATTAATTTATTTTTTTGCTCGTACAGCTTTAGTATTTGAAACAAATTGACGGCTTTTGCCTTGTGTCTTTTTTTTCTTAGCTGTTGCCGCTAATTGTTTTTTGCTTAATCTTCTTGCTTTAGCTAATGGCAAGCATCTATCAGGATTCTTTTTATTTTTAGAAGAACCGCAAGGCCCTTTGATTTTTCCATCAGTACCAATGCGAACCCATTTTTGTTTAACCCAATTTTTTAATTCCCCCATTATGCGCTTGTATTTCCCATGGCAGTGTTCTGTCATAGGTGTTAATTTTACTACTCGGTATACGCTGTATTGGCGATGTAATACTTTCTCGATAATGATAGTTGTTGTGATCGAAATGTAACAACCCTAATCTAATTTGATCAAGATGTACTTGCTCATGCTTTACAGCTCTACGTTTGTTTGCCGGTGTTGCGTCTTTATTTATTTCAATAACACCGTTTGGATTTATTTGACCTAAAACATTTTTAGACATTTTTTTTTCTACAACAATTCTATCCCCATTAGAGTATTGTTTGTTGTGTCCGAAAACCTCATAAATATTTTTAAAGTTAAAAGCCATTATATTTTTTTCTTTTTTGCTGCTTCCTTTTTTGCTTGTTCTCTCCCCTTTTTTGTTGCCATTTTGTCTAAATTTGCCTGAAGTTCCTTTCTAGAATTTTTTGCTCTTTCATTAAAAGCTTTATGAGCGGCTGTGTTAGGTGGGTATGGATTTTGTTTTTTTTTTGTAGCCGTTACCATTTTAGCCTTTTTGACTTTCATCATTTTATTTTGTACTGATTCGGGAAGTTTTTCAAAACCTGCGTTTAAAGACGGCTTACTTAATTTTGGTAGCATTTTGCCCATTGCCATTTTGACTTTTTGTACAGCACTAAGCATAGTTTTTTTTGTTTTCATGATTTATTTTTTTACTTGTTATTTATTATTTTTTTTTATTAAGAGATTTAAGCATCTTATCAATTTTAACCGCCTGTCCTTTGTGAAGCGCAGAGGCTTTTTTTAATTCTGCAGAAATAGTTCTAAGTTTTTTTTTATCTATCATTTTTTACTTTTTTTTGCATAGTTAGGATCTTTACAATATTTACTCGCAGCCATATTTGCATAAGCCGATGGGTATCTGTCGAAAGTTCTTTTTGCCCAAGCTATTCCAGAAGGGCATATTTTATTTTCTTTTGTTCTTCCTTTTTTTGCCATTATTGTTTGTGTTTATTATTTCCCATTACTTTTTCAATTCCACGACTTCCGAAATATGAAGCAATTATTATTGAAACCACTGATTGTATACTAGTAAGATCATATCCACAATACCAACCAACAACATAAGAAAAAGAAAAAAAACACAATGTAATTGGTCGTACATTTTTTGTTAACCAAGTGCCGCTTGAACTCATATCGGCTTGCCATCTTTTAGACACTTCTTGCATTTCAATTATATCTATTTCTAAAAGTTTCATTGCCTCTTCTTTATCTTTAGCAGGCATAACTTCGTCTTTTTCAATTAAATTTTTTACTACACCAAGCACACCTTGGTTAGGCAAAACATCTCCTATGCTTCCCAGTAAGGCTGGGGCTGCGTTAGTAAGAAATTGGCCAACCTTTGTATCTTTGAAAGATTTCTTTTTACTCATATAGTTTTATATTTTGTTTTGCCATCTTCTTTATATGCTCGTAAACATCTATTTCTATTTTGATCTTTATCCACGTATGATACATGTATCCAATTTGGATTCATATCTGTTCCAAACTCCCAAATTAATTGATCGAAATTTAAGTTTTCTCTTATGTACATAAACATTTCTGCGTTGCTTTTATTCCCATACACATCGTCTAAGTCAATTGCCTCACCTTTACAGTGCTGGCTAGAACTTACTCCGCCAATAGCTTCATTTAAAGATGAAGACCTAAAAAATGAATTAACTTTAATAGCACCATTTGCCCATTTCCTTAAAGGTTCAAATACCATTTCAGCTACAGTTATCATTGCTGCTATTTGAGTAGGATTAGGCGTGTTGTCAATACCTTTTCTTTTAGCTGTATTTGAATGTATTGCCTCTGCGTACGTTATGTGGTCGCTTATTGCTTTCATAAATTTAATTTTAATGTTAAATAAAATACTGCTGGTACACTAGAATATACAAAATCCATAAATTCAGGATTACCTTTATTCATATACCAGTCATAAACAATCTCCTTTGCTGCGTACAAAGTTAGTGAAAAAATAAATCCGTAAATAGAGAATATATATATAAGAGGAAAGGCGCTTATACCTCCCCAAAAAAAGTGCAATAACTTGTCTTTAGGAATCTTATTCATTACAGTCTAATGTTAAACCCAATAGACGATTGATATATTTCAGAATCCCAAAACTTTGTATATTCGGTTTCAACAAATATACCTAAACTTTTTGATAATTTCCACCCTAAAGAAATTCCTGCTTGATAGTCTTTCCACTGCTCAAGATCAGCGTCTTCAATTAATCCTCCTAAGCCCCAGTTGTTTCTATTTAAATAGCTAAAATCTAAATCTCCTTTAACGTACTTATGATAAGGTAGTAAGTATGATCCGAATGCATGTAGCCAAAAATTTCTTTTATAATGGTATACATCAAAACTTATAATTGGACTTACTACTCCAAAGGCATCAAGATCATTCCATATTTCTTGATTATACCTATTCATTAAATCCGCAAAAACTGTATTTCTAAATTCTAAATCTGTATTAGCAATTACTTCTCCTTCCGGATTAATCCAGTACCAGTCGGATATTTCATTTCCACTTTCGTCTTCCTGAGTGTAATATATATCATCATACCCATAATCAAAACCTAAAGAGTACCAGGGGTTAACTGGCCAGCCGTTTTCGTCAGTTTCATTTAACCATATTTCCACTGGGTTGTATCCATAGGGGCGAGTGTGAGTCCTGTAGATGGCTCCGGCTGAAATGCTAAATTTTTTTCCAATTGGAAGTTTAGCTTTAATTTCTGCTGCTTTATAATTAAAATCAACCCTACCTTGTTTTCTGCTTTCTAATTTTACAACATGGTGTTTACCGCTGTGTTTTAAAAAATATCTATGATTAGTAAACACTTCATCTCTTGATCTTTCTTTTTCATAATGAAAAGTATATTCCAACCCGTTTACAGGAGAGTTGGTTGCGGATAATCCAATGTTATTTTCTGTGCCATCGTAATAATGTTTACTTTTAATTTCATAATCAAATCGTGCAAGTTTGCGTATACCAATGCCGTAGCGGTAATCGAAATTATAATAATCAGTACCATCCACAACTATAGGTGGAGCATACAAATTACCATCAGGATTTGTTCTTACAAAATAATTTTTTACATTTTCTTTTGGATTATCTATATCGCCAGCGACATACAAAGTACTATATTTAAATAACTTTTTAAATATATTATCTTTTTTGTTTTGAGAATTTAAGTTCCAGCATAATCCTAGAACTAATATAATAGTTGTAATTTGTTTCATATTATCTTTAAAATTTACTTTCGATTATTTCATCAATTTTATCTTCAATTTGATTGATTGTGTCCTCGGGTAATTTTAATGATATCCCTGATTCTACTCTGTGATACTCATTTCCATTATATAATAATATAATAGTAGGTATGTATTTGAGTTTATGTTTTTTGAATTTATCTGGGTTCTCAGACATGTAAATAGTTTTAGTCTGATATTTGAATTTTTTTAGTGAAACTTCGTTATCTTTTACAAACGAAGCGCTAAATTGTATTATTTCTATATCAGTTTGGCCAAAACTAAAACATGTTATAAAAAAAATAATTATTGCAGATCTCATCTACCTTTGCTTATTTGATAAAGTCTTTCGTCAATTTTAGCTAGCTGATCTTTTATCTCACTTATATCATCTCCCAACACATCTTGCTTTTCCTCTAATCTTTTTACTGTTGATCTTACTAGTTCGTCTTTGTACTGAAACTCTATTGGATTTACAGAATTTTCTTTTAAAGCAACAACATCTTCGGTATTTTTAGATACTGCAGCTGAAAGCGTTATATAAGTTGTCGCTAGAGAAATAGAAAATCCTACAATAATTGCTATTGTTTTAACATCTAATTTAACCTCTGTTGCTTCACTTATTTTATGTGCCATCTTATTTGTTTATTGTTTTAATAATTCTATTTCTGCTTTTAACTCTTGTATTGATTTGATTAAGATTGGTACTATTTTACTGTAATCTACACCTTGCATTTCTTCTGCATCTTTTTCTCCTGTTACTGCATCAGGTAAAACTTCCTGCAGTTCGTGAGCCATAACTCCATAACTTCTGCTTTCATCTGTTTTCCATTTAAAGTCATAAACAGGTATTTTAGAAACCATATCTAAACCTGCAAAATCTTGTAAATCTTCTTTTAATCTATAATCTGAAGAAGTGTTAAACGCAGTTGCGCTACCACTTATAGATATACTTCCAGCAACTCCATTTGGATTGTAAAATATAATTAAAGCTGCTGCTGTACTTCTTGATGTTGCTAGAAAAAGTGTAGATCTATCATCAGCTTCTGGAATAAATCCAGCACCATAAATAGAAGTTCCATTAGGTACTCCTGTGGTTCCAAACAATACATTACCTGCATTATCAACACGCATTCTTTCAGTACCATTAGTCCCAAAAATAGTAGATGAATTTTCCCTATTCCATAAATAAACATCCGAACCATTAACTCCAAAATCTACACCATCATTGCTTGTATCTCCCGTAGATGAGTTAGTTAAGTGAATATAAGAAACAGTATTGCTGGAATTTACGTGAAGTTTTGTTACTGGAGTAGCCGTCCCAATCCCGACGTTGCCTACGGAGTCAATACGCATTTTTTCACTCACAGCGCCACCTCCAGTTCCAGAACTTTTAAATAATATATTAGCGGTTGCATTTGTTGCGTCTGCATTAGCTGTTAAAACTAAATCATTACCTACGTTTGCAAAAGTTGCTTTTTGTAAACCAGCATCAGCGCTTGATATTACACCTTGAACTTCTAGTTTATAATCAGGAGTAGTCGTCCCTATCCCGACGTTGCCGCCGTTAAAATACGAATCGCCATATGTTCTTACTAATGTTGTAATTACACCACCATCTGCTCCTTTTAAAATTCCACCTGATGAGTTTGATTCAATACGCATGTAGTGATTAGCGTCAAATGAAGAACTAATAAATGCTGTGCCTGTTGCTTGAATATTACCATTTACCTCCAGCTTATGGCTAGGACTAGTCGTACCGATCCCGACGTTGCCCGCGCTTGTAACACGCATTCTTTCAGAGCCTACAGTATATAATCTTAAATTATTATTAGCATTAAATATACCAACACCGTTTTGATCACCATAAAGGTAATTATTAGAATTTTGTAATAATAATTTACCAGTTTGACCATTAACCACTTGTATTTCACCTCCATTTACATGAAGTTTATTACCTGGCGCAGTAGTCCCGATCCCGACGTTGCCGGCGGCCTTGATAACCATTCTATTGAGATTGGTGGTTCTAAAATATAGATCGTGAGCTGTTGTAGTTCTTAGATATGCTTCAGATTGAGCGTTAAGCAAATCTACATCACATGGGCCACCTGATTCAAGTATTAACTGAGTATTACCTGTGCCGTTTATTTTTACATTACCTACAACTTCTAACTTCTCACTAGGGCTACTAGTACCAACACCAACATTACCCGCACTAGAAGATGTTAAATATACATTAACACCACTAGATCCAAGTTGTGATATACCACTAGAAATAAAACTTCCTTCTACTTGTAGTTTAGAAACTGGACTAGTCGTTCCGATACCAACGCTGCCTGCGCTTGTAACACGCATTACTTCGCTTCCGCTTGTAGATACTACAAAAGTATCATTGCTGGGAAAACCAAAAGAAGTATTAGTGTCTCCAGAATGCCTTATATATCGTGGCATTAAAACATCATCTGGTAAAGCGCTGTTAACTTCTAATATACTATCTCCTAAGTTTGAAGAACTTGTCCATTTAGGTATAAAACCAGTCGTTCCACTACCTGATGCGAAAGTAGATAATAAATCGGCAGGAGTTATTTGTACGTTTTCTGCACCATCCCAGCCAACTAAATAATTTACGTTTGCTTTATCTGTTTCTACTACGAATTGTGAAAACTTTATTGCCATATCTTAGTGTACTATTTTTAATAAATCTCCTGTTCTATAAACATCTCCTGTTGTTAATCCTCCTGCAATAGCCGCTGTATTATCTGCAAACTCTGATACACCTGTTACTGATATACCTGTTGATGTAGTTTGTAATTTTACACCACCTTGATAATATAAATATGCTGCATTAGCATCTCCTGCAATTATATTGTTACCACCTGCCACTAATTTAAACTCATTTGCTGCAGGAAATTGAAAATAAGTATCTCCATCTCCAGAATGATAAATATATTCTGGAATTGTAACATTTCCTGCAAAAATTGCGTTTCCTGAAGTGTCTATACGCATTCTTTCTGTACCTCCTGTATCAAATCGTAATATAGGAGCATTTAAACTTAAATAACCATAATTTCCACCACCTTTTATTTCATAATTAGTATCAGCAGTTCCAAAAAA